CATTCACATCTTTTTTATCCGTATTTGTATTTTCTAAAACATCAACAATATCAGTGGTTGGTTTTGTTTCATCGACTATAGGAAGTTTAGTGTCGTCAACAACAGTATTATCAGTCGTATCAACATTAGTTGGATTTGAAATAATATCGTTAACAACTTGGTTTACATCAAGGTTATCTTTATTAATGCCTTCTAAATCTTTAGTAATGTCTGTAGTTGGTTTTGTTTCATCAACAACGGCAGATTTATCTTCATCAACTTTAATAGGCGTAGTAGGTTGAGAAGTGGTTGGGTTAAATATTGTGTTTGCATCCGACTGCAATAATTGAAGAGCAGCAGTATCAATTTGTGTTTTCGTTGGATTTGTTATCCCAATATCGTTTAAACCATTTATTGCTTCATTTATATAATGATCCATTACATCAGGGTCTGATGTAAACGAATTTATATCTACATTAGGATTGGTTTCTCCAGTATCAACTGTTTGATCTGTGGTTGGTTGATTGCCAAGAATTGTGCCAAGAATATCTTTGTTAGTTTGGTTAATATCAACAGGGGTTTCTTGTAATTGTTCAGCCCCTGTCAGTGGTTTTTCTGCACCCGCCGTAACCTCAACATCAGGTAATGTTTTATCTCTTTGTATAACAGGAGTTAAATCCACTTTAGGCAAATCTATTGGGACATCAGACGCAGTAGGTTTATCTAAAGTAATCCCACCAGTTAAACCAGCAGTTGGGTCGCCTAATTGTGTACCAAGTTCAGGATTTTGAAACTTAGGATCAGCAGATGAAGCCAATACTAACGCTGTGTCTTTATCCAAACCATTAGAAACATAATGGTTGTAAATGTCCTTTGCATCACCAGATAAATCATCCGATGATTTTGGAAGATTAATTAAATCTGCTAATGCAGTTTCTTTTTCTTTGCCTATATCTTCACGTACAGGGAATGTTTGATTGCCTATGTTAGCTGGTTGATTTGAAGCTAAATCTTTAGCTGCTCCTATAACAATAGATTGGGCAGAGTTTTCCAGTGCTTTACTTACATCTTGATCTTTTATTGCCGCATTTGTTGCAACATCAACTGCTTTACTTGCTGCATTAGCAAGCACATTAGCATTAGGGACATCAATATTATCTTTAATAAGTTTGTCTATTTCTTGTGAAGCAAATCCACTTGCCATATTGGCAGCCATATTTACACCAATATTTTCTGGGTCTACAACAGCAGAAGTAAGACCAGAAACAGCACCATTGGCAAGAATTTTAGTTACTTGCGTTGCGTTTAAATTAGTAATTGATGAAATTTTATCTATGGTGTCTGAACCAACAAGCTTGGTTACTAAGTCAGAACCACCTACTGATGCAGCGCCAGTGATACCACCTACAAGTGCTCCTTTAAGTGCGTCTCCTCCAGTTAATGCCGCCATACCAGCATTTACTATGGCATTTGAAAGGGCCGCAGTTCCAGTTGCTCCTAGAGTTGCTCCTAATGTAGCACCACCAACTTGAAGACCAGAAAGTGCAGCAGTTAATTGTGGTGCAAGTGTTGGAAGTGCAAGAGAAGCCCCCATAATAAAAGGCGATAGAACAGCTAATTGTCCTGCTGCACCTTGATGTACAACTCTTACCGCTTTAAAATTTTGAGCAATAGGCTTGTTTGTTTCTTGATTCATTAATGGAACAAGGTTTCCCTTTCCATCAGCCTTAAACAAAATTGTTGCATGTGGCTGCAACGAGTTAGCACCTTTTGTTCCACCAATAGAATTGGTTACCGCATAGACATCATTTAACTTATTATCAATTGCTTTATACAAAGCATTAGAATCATTGGTGGTAGTAGTACGTTTAATCCCACGATCCATGCCTGTAGATGTTGTTGAAAACTTGGTAGGATCAATACCAACTTGTTTAGCAGCATTTACAAGGTCATTCCAACTAGAGCCGGCAATCTTGCCTCCTCCCATAGCAGCAGTTGTTTCTGGTTTTAACCCAAGAACAAGAGCGCCTCTTTTTATTCCACCTGAATCAGAAACAGAATTCCATCCAATAGCTTCCATGCTGTTTTGGATAGTGTGCGTATTCGTAAGATCGCGTTTGCCTTTTAAAGCTTTATCAAGTGCCGCCTGATTTAATATTGGAAGATGACTAACAGGGTCAATGTTGGTAAAAAAGTCAGGGTTTGCCCCCTCAAGAGCAATTTCTTTTTTAGCGGCAGATGGAACAGCTGAACCTTCTAATAGACTCATGTTTAAACCTATATTAAATACTAGAAACAAACGACATCGTTGCAACTAACGATGACGTAGTTGGTCTGGTTGGGACTGTACCTAAAGGGTAAGCTTCTATGGTTACTGCCGCATTAGTCGTAGACCACCACAGTTCAATGTAGTCGTTGGCATTAAGAGAAAAGAAAAAGTTCCACCCGTAAATACCATGACCATCAATCCCGCCGTGTTTGTTAGGTATAGAAATAAGTCCAGTTGAACCATTTACATCAGTACCATTTTTCCGCACCCAAATGCTTGCGTCATGCAACTGCGTATCGGTATTTTGAAACTGCCCTGACCATTGAAAATTATAAATACCAGCAGTCGTTACAGTTATACGTGATGCTTTACCGCCACTTGTTACAATAGAAACACCATTAGCAAAATCTGTGGTGTTAAACGTCATTACCGTTGCTGTATTAGCGGTAGTAGTTTGACTTGTGGTATCTGCAAAAGACCCGTAAGGGATCTGGATTGAGGTATTGGCTGTTGTTTGAAGCTGACTTATTAATTGATCTACCGAGTTAAAGTAAAGACGTAGAATGCTGTTGAGTTGGTTTTGATAACCAATGTTGTACTCAATGGGAGCGTTGGGTAATGCTGGCGCTCTTGTCTTAAGTAAGGCAAGTGATTCTGTTGTGACAATCTGTGTACTCATCGTCTGCCATCAGGTCTGATATCAAGTCGGGGGGAACCTAGCTGCCATGACACGCCTTCTCCCGTTGACCTTAATTCAATAGCCATTTGCCTTCCCCGAACTCGCGTGTAAATCTGTCCGGTAAAAGCCTCGATTGGAAGAACAGCAGTTCTGGTGATAGTTGAGCTAGAAACTCCACCTACAGACGCTGGTGTTGTGTAGCCAGAGCCAGAGTTTTTCATTGGCTTTAAATACATAACTGCGCTAGGGCTTGATGTTGTAGATCCACGGAATGTAATGTCTGGCAATACACGCCATACAAACGAAAACATATGACCATCATCTAAGTCAAATTCAGCTGAAGTAATGTATGCCTCAATTGGTACAGTGGTAGCTGTTTCTTTATTGTCGTAACCAACTTCATGATTGACAAGGTTTTTGCTGTACGTAGCTGCCAATGGCGAATTAACAAGCCCTGAATCTAACCAAGCTGTTCTAGCCATTGAGCCGTAGTACCACACTTCCTCTGCGTAGTTGTATACAACATACCTGTCAATTGTCGTGGAATTTGCGGTGCAGTAGAACCACCATACTTCATTAAACCCTTCATTGGTTCCAGAGAATATTTGGGCTGCCTGATCAAGGTTTATATCGCTATAAATAAACTGACGCAGGTCGCACTTCAATGTTTGAACACGACCGTCGTACATATAGAACTTATCGTTTCCCATCCAAAACACAATGTTATTTGCTAAGGATGCTGCGTTCTCACCAATAATAGAAATGTTGTCGGCAAGTATTTGACTACCCCATACAGGGTCTTGTTTTAGGAATTGGATTGAGTATAAAGATGAGTCAGTCCAAACAACTATTTCCTGCCTAGTTTGTAATGCAGTAACAATTTCAGACCCATGAGACAGCCTTATACTGCGCGATGAAGTTGTCGCAGATGCCGTCCATTCTGTAACGCTATTTGCGTCAGACCACCTTATCAACATAGGATCAAATGTTGTCGATAAATAATCATTTGTCCCAAAGCAAAACACAAATCTACTTGCATCAGAAACAAGCATGTAGTTTTGGCTTGTGGGGACATTTGACGCTCCAGATAAACTACTTACAGCAATCCCCCGTGAAGAAAGATACTGCGTACCAGATTGTGATCCGCTGGTAGTAATTGGAGTGCCACCTGACGTTGCAGCTACATTAAATGTATTCCCACTAGCGTTTACAACGTAGTACGTTACTCCTACAGTAAGCCCAGTAGGAAGAGATCCCGTTGTATCAAATGATATTGCTGTTGTATTTGCCAGACCAACACTAGAAGTAATT